CTTTTTGTGCCCATAATTTAGGAACTGTTATGACCATCACCGAACGCATCCTGTCTGGAATTAAGCAAACATTGGAAACTGGCGATAGAGTCACGATTGACTTGCGCGAGGCATCTGCTATCACTGGTTCAGGCTTGAATGTCGGTGGTCGCACTCACTTTGATGAGGCATTTGCTGCTTTGCGATATGCCAACCCGTTTCGCCAAGGCGCACGAAACATCAAGGTTCCCGGTAATTCCGCTGTTCAGTTTGTTGCCAAAACTGGTAACGCTGCCAACAGCACAAACCCTTGGGGCTACGCCATCAACCCCAACAGTGGTTCTCCAAACATCAACACAAGCATTTGGCAATTGCCAACTCGCGTGATTACCGCGCAAATGCCTGTTCGCTCGGCTGTTCTGTCTGATGTCAACGGTCTGCAAGACGAGTTGGTTGAAGACCTGATGATGGAATTCGCACAGCTTGAAGGCGCATCTTGCGGCCTAAACAATGACCAAGCAGGTTCGACCACCACATCGACTGGTGGCACTGATGGCTTGCGTGGCCTGAACAGCTACCCCGGCGCTGCTGGTGCAACTGCTGCTTTTGGTACAAGCGGCACGGCCATCACAAATGGTCGGCACACCATTGCAACTGTGGGCTACAACAACACTGGTGGCCTCGAGGCTGAAACCTTGTCTGCTATGGCGAATGCCTTGCCAGCGCAATACTGGTCTATGCCCGGTACTGCTTGGATGATGCACCCAACAGCCATCCAGACCTTGCGTAACTATGCTCACGGTGGTGGCAGCTACTCGTTCATTGACGTTGGCTCCGCTGAAGCTGGTTCACTGCTCCATGTGTTTGGTTTCCCTGTGATTCCAAACCCATACTTGGACGCAACTGGCACTGTTGGCTGCAAGTCGATGTACCTTGCAAACTGGCCTCGTTTCATGACCATCGCTGATGTGGAAGAAATGACCGTTCAGGCAATGGAACAGACAACGCCCGGTTTTGTGACCATGTATGCTGAAAAGCGCATGGTAAGCACTGTGCGTGACGTTTTTGCTGGTGTTCGTTCTATCGAGACTTAAACATGAGCTTTGATAACTATCAATACGCTGCTCCATTTGGCGCACAAACGCGCAATCCGTTCAACTATGCAAAAGTTGAGCAGATTGCCCGTGATAGTTCTTCTGCTTGGTTGACACTGACTGAAGTCAGAAATCAAATCAACTTGTTTGATGACACCAGTCAGGACACATACCTGACGATGCTTGAAATCGCCACCAGACAGGCGATTGAAGATTACTTGGGTATGTCCATCTTCCCTGTGACTTATCGCGTCTGGTACGGCTCTGAAAGCCTTGTAGCGTCACCTATCAGCCTTGACTTGCCAGAGGTGAGCCAGAACGCAACGGCAAACCTGCCGGGTGTCACGATTGGCTCCGTGGGTTATTGGAATGATGCGTTCCCTCCAGTGTTTCAGACTTTGGTAAACACAAGCTATTACTACGATGCCTCTGGCAACAAAGTGGTGGTTAACAATTTGCCAACTGATGTGAACACAGTAATGACTGCTCCAATCATCGTGGAGTACTCAACCGTGGCAAACCCACTGGCATCGTACAAGGTCATCAAACAAGCGGGATTGCTGCTGATGACGCACTTGTATAACAACCGCGCCAACGCGACAGAGACAAAGCTGAAGGACATCCCATTTGGGGTAACAACGCTGCTGAGAAGCTACAAGCCATTGGTGATGTAAATGTCAATTGCTCGTTTTGAAAACATCAACGTCAACAACCTGACTTTCACCAAGTCAGATTTTGGTGAGTCTGCGACAGTTCAGGCATTGTGGTTCTCGACTCGGGCAAGAGTTCATGATGTTGCAAACAGCCTGAAAATCGCTGACAAGTATCGTCTGTATCAAGACATGACCAACTTCACGCTGAACTACACGCCAAACATGAAGACGATAGTGGATAACCAAAACCTCTATTCGATTACGTGGCGCGGCAAAGATTGGCGTATTGATAATGTGCGTGAGTCTGATGACAGGATGAATGTTACTTTCATGTGTTATCGCTCTGATCCAGTTACGGCGGTGTAATGGCAACTCAACTCAACCCTGTTGTTTACGGCAAAGCCATCCAGTACCAACTGGCTAACATTGTCACGCCTGTGCCTGTGTATGCGGCTTTTAACCGCAACTTTGCGACACAGCCCAAGTTCATTACTTGGATGCTGCGTAATGTGCATCAGCCTGTATATACGGGACCGCAGCAAAACAACAAAGGCATCGACCGTCCTGTTTTTCAGATTTCTATTTTCACTCAACAGATTGAAGATGGATTTACAATCTCAAATCAGATTCTGCAAGCCTTGCATGGGTATAGCGGGATTTTGGGAAGCCCGGCTGAAGGGTTTTACATCTCCAAGGCTGATGTCATGTGGCTGTACAACAGTTATAACGATGAGGAAAAAATGGCGCAAATCTTTCTAGACTGCACCATTGACATTCCTGCGTAATACAAGACAATTGTTCAACTTTTGAAGGATACTCAAAATGGCTTTACCAAACAAAGTTCTCCCCGGTTTTAGCGCGGCACTGTACGCACAGCCCGGTGCTACTCCAACTCCTTTGACAATTGCTCAGTTGTCTTTGGTCGCAAGCGTTTCTACCATCGCTATTGTTGGCAACCTGATTCCTGTCGAGGCAATTCCTGCTTTCGGTATGGACGATGCTGTTGCCAGTTTCAGCGTGGCTGGTTCGCGTCAATCTGACAAGATTCCTGTGCAAGCAGCGCCCACCAGCTTGACAATCACTGCTGCATGGAACCCTGCCGACACTAACCTGTTGCTGATGCGTGCTGATGCCTATTCTGGCGTGATTGACCGCACGTTCGTGATTTCGGCTACCGAAGGCTCGAACATCGTTTACTACGCCTTTAACGGGCGCGTAGGCCAGTTCCAAGTCGATGCCCAGCCCGGTGCTGAAGCCAAGGCGGTATTCACCGTCCATCCTCGCGGCAACCAGTTCGGCTGGTCCAACAACGCATAAGGAGTCATCATGGCTATTCCTGCAAAAGTTCTTCCCGGTTTTAGCACCTCGCTGTGGATGCAGTCGGCTGCGACTCCAACTCCATTGAGCACTGCTAACCTGTCAGTGTGGGCATTGCAAGTTACCACCATTGTTGGCACTGCCGCCAACGGTACTGGCGCTTCTGGCGTTGCTGTGCCTGTTGAGGCCATCCCTGCTTTTGGCATGGATGACGCAATGGCAAACTACAGTGTTGCTGGTTCGCGTCAAAGCGACAAGATGCCAGTGCAAGCGGCTCCTACTAGCCTGACCATTACATCTGCTTGGGACCCATCCAATACTGCATTGCTTCAGATTCGTTCTGATGCTTATTCTGGTGTTGTGGATCGCACTTTTGTGGTCGCAGCAGTCGAAGGCACAAACACTGTCGCTTATGCCTTCAACGGTCGCGTGGGTCAATTCCAAATTGACGCACAACCCGGCGCTGAAGCCAAGTGCATGTTCACCATTCATCCACGGGGCAACCAGTACGGCTGGTCGAACAACTGATGACACTCACTGACGCAATTGAAGCGATTGTGACCAGCTACGGCGACATTGATCTTGTTGCCCGTGGCATGGTGGTTGACGCAGATGAGCTTGCAGAAGCCACTGCCGAGCCAGACACAGCAGAAGCCATTGCTTTGGCCCTGCTGAGAAAATATAACGTGACCGCACCCGTGGTGGTCATTGAAGAAGTTGCCCCAGAGGTTGCACCAGACACAACAGAGTAAAAGAAATGATAGTAAAAGACAGCAATGACCTCCTAAACTTTCTTGTAGCCCAATCCGATTCCTCCAAGAATTGGTTTGGGTTTCAGCAACAGAGAATTACAGCAATTGCTCTTGCACATGACATTGCAAGAAACCATGCTGACAAAATGACTCCAGACGAAGTGGTGGATTACGCCATGAGTCTGAACGAGTCCATCTACCACAAGATCATCAAAACGACACGATAAGGAAAAAACCATGTCACGCATTCAATCCGCTTTTGGCGACAGCTATCAAAAAGCACATCTACGCACCAAGACATTCGAGCTTGGTGGTCATGTCTTCAAAGTTCGTATCCCTTTGACCAAAGAGATGGAACAGATTGAAGAAGCAATCGAAAAAATCAACCCCGAAGACCTGCAAACTCGTTACGAGAAAATGTCTGCCAGCTTCCGCACGGGAACTGTGATTGAAGGCATTGAAATCACCGAGGACGATGTGATTATCGAAGGCCGATCCACAAAGGATTTGGTCAAGAAGATCATCATGATGGAAAATCGGATGGTCCAATTCATCAGGTTGCTTGTGCCAGAAGTCGGCACTCTTGATGACATCACCTACGAAGACATTGACGCTGAGTGGCCGATGGCAGTTCAGCTTGAGATGATCGCAAAGATTACTGAGTCGATTCAACCCGGCTACAAGGACTCTCGAAAAAACTGATTCAGGACGCTCACTCACAGGCCAGAGCGTACATTTACGCTCACGGTGGGTGTCCTGACGATGTTCCAGTGGACGACTTGATAAACATAGAGATTATGTTGAGCGATGGGATGATTGGGAACAAAGCGATGCTGCTTGCGCTAAGTTCCTTGACCACGGGCAACTTAAACTCGAAAATTCAGAAGACGGCAGCGCCATTCCGCATGAAGGATGTTTTGCCGTCAACGCATGATTACATCGTCCCGCCTTTGACCGAGAAACAGCAGCAAGAACAAGTCAACCAGCAACTGCTGAGTTTCATTGCGACTAGACCCGGCTCGGAGGCATTCTTGAAAGTTTGAAATGGCCTACAACCCGCAAAGCAAATCTTTCAAGCTGGAAGGGTTTGCCGAATTTGAGCAGCAGTTGAGAGAAATGGCTGAAGGGTTCAGGGGTGACTTAGTTGCTCGAAATACACTTGTTCCGTCAGCCAAAGCAGCAATGGAGTCTGTGCTGAACTCGGCCAAGACCAAAGCGCCAGTTGGCGAAAAGCCACGGGACGACAAAAACCCCATCCACATGAGAGACACGATCCGCTTGGATGCTCGTATCCCAAGCGAGAAGGACAAGCGCAGCGATTACGTCAACGAGACTGACGCAGCTATTGCTGTTGTATCGGTCAAAAAGAGTGCTGTATCGCTTGCAAACGAGTTTGGCACATCTAGGATGGGGGCTAACCCATTCTTGCGCCCTGCACTGCAAGAAAACTCTCAAACAGTGCTTACTGAACTAAAATCTCAGTTGGCGGTCAGAATCCCTGAATACGCCAAGAAACTGGCGCGAAGGAAGAAATAATGGCATCACAAAACATTGCCCGACTTGGTGTTGTCCTTGGTCTGGATACTGCTGAATTTACGGCATCTATTGATAAGGCCATCTCAGAAAACGCCAAGCTGAAAAACGCCATTCGCAGGGATACCAACGCTGCTGCTGGTGAGTTGAAGGCATTGGTTCATGCAACAGATGACTACGGCAAAGCTCTTACAAAGGTAGAGTTGATCCAGCGCGAGGTTACTTCTGGCAGGTTTATGAATGCCACGAAGGACATGAAGGACAGGTTGTTGCAGCAAGCGGCTGCTTACGACAAGATTGCTTCATCTGCCAAGAACGCTACTAATGCTCAGTTCAAGATGAACGAGCAGCAAAAGATTCAGTTGACCTATCAAACAACTGACTTGGTGACGCAGATCGCATCAGGTCAAAGCCCGTTCATTGCCATCTTGCAGCAAGGTGGTCAATTGAAAGATGTGATGGGCGGTATTGGAAATATGTTCCGAGCAATCGGCACATTGTTCACGCCATTCACTGTTGGCCTTGGCGCTGTTGCAGTTGGCTTGGGGAGTGTTGCCATTGCAGCATATCAAGCAGCAGATGATTTGGATAAGTTGCGCGATGCTCTTACGTTGACTGGCAATTATTCAGGGGTCACTGAAGCGTCTTTCCAAAAGCTGGCAAACACATTAAGCGGCGCAACCAATGCAAGCCTTGGCACAACCAAGGAAGCATTGATGGCCGTGATTTCGTCTGGTCAATTCACTGGCGAATCAATAAACGCAGTGACTCAGGCAATCATCACCTATTCGCAAATTGCAGGTGTATCTGCTACAGAGGCAGCACAAAAACTCAAGGGTGGATTAAGTGGAACGGCTGAAGGGGCCAA